CTTCTAAATAAATAAAATTAAATATAATAAAAAGAAATGGTCGGCTAAAGCGGGCCAAGTCAGTAAAATAAATAAAGTAAAATAAGTAAATAAATAAATAAATAAATAAAAATGATTAAATAAAATATAAAAATAGAATAAATAAAAATTTCAAAAGGGGGGATAAGGTGCTCACCAGGCATCTGGCCATTGTGGTTGTTTATTTCCACTAACGTCCATGATGGGGTTCATAATGACTGGTGGAGTGCACACAAACATGCCTACGCGCGTATCATCAGCAAAAGAGACCCACAAATTGATCTCAATTGAATCCTCATAGCGTGGCGTCCCCATCACATAAATGTGTCCTAGCTTACCTTCTAAGCCGGCATCCGGCGTGACACTAGCGTTGATCGCTGGGAAATCACACGGGTTTGTCAAGATGTTATACCAAGTGGCAAAAGGGACCTCGAACTCGGCGTATGGGCAAGCTTCTGTGGCAATAGTAGTGATTGCTGTATTCGATGATGGCACAGAAGGGATCAAAAAGTTTGCTGTCGGGGCAGGTGAATACTTCACGTCATTCTGATCAGTCGTGTAAACAACTGGTCCAAGATTCGCAATAGATGAATAGATTCCGACGGTTGTTGATGTAGGAGCAGTTTCGATCGGGTTAGGATCATAAATAAACTCCAACCAACTTCCTTTAGAATACTGATTTCCAGCGGTGATGAAGTCTCCGTTAGTCCAGTCAATCAAAAACTTAAATCTCAAACTTCCTCTATAACTAGCATAGGGTGCCATAAACCAAGCAAGTTGACCTCGGCTACGTTTTAAATAGTAACCAATGTCAATCACGGCGTATGGATATTGATATCCGCCTGACAATGCTGGTATGTTGTTGAATCGAATGTTCTCAATGGTACGAGTGAAACGAGCTATCGGATGATAACGTTTCAAACAATCACGAATGGACTCATACTTCTCTGTGAAATGGATATTGTTGGTGGCATAAGCTCTAGTGGGGGCTAAGGTTACGGCATTCTGCTCGGTGGATTCAGCTTTCGCATCATTCACAACATCTTCAGCAACTTCAGTACCTTGCGGTCGTACCTTCAAGCGTCGTTGAACGCCTTCATTAGATGCAACTATCAAAGTTGAATTGTTGTTGGAGAGAAAATTAACTTCGTAATCCTCTGCCGCACCCATAAAGAGGTTGATCTCAACTGAAGAGGCAACTCCAACTGGTGTAATCAGTGGGTTAACAACTCTTAGGGACCAAGTGCCTAAAACAAAAATGGAATGTTCTGGGTCATAAGAACTCAATGTAAACTTGCGGTTTGGAACACGCTTCCATGGTGTCTCTGACATAAACGGCATAACGAACTCATAAGTAGCTCTTCCGTCGTTGACATCAATAGTTGCACCATACTGGGATGCGGCATTCAGTATTTCGCCATCGGCAGGAACTCCTGCACCATAATGGTATCCTAAAAACAAACGGCCTGTAACCATTTGGGAACAGACAATGTCAATTTTCATCTTAATTCCTCCTCTCCAAAATGTGAATTTTGAAGAAAAGTACTCCATTGGAGACAAGTACCACTTTTCAGTGGACAGTGCCGTTCCGTTGGCAGACAATATTGGCATAGGGCAAATCAATCCTTCTGACAGGATGGTGCCTTGTGTTTGCGTTGCGGACCATGTTACGGTGTCGATAAGTGCCATTATGGTGACTAGATACGAAATGTTCATCTCATCCTTCGTTGTGCCGAAATGTTCGGTATCACACGTGTTCAATGAGCCTGGATACAAAGTCATTCTCTCAATGTGCTCGATTTGCTGAGCATTGTTGAGATAGCCTAAAGGCTTTCTGACCAGATAGTTGGGTTGAACGGTGTCATTGGGTTTATCCATGCCGCTCATTCCCATAACTGCATCAATTCCATCTCCAATTATTTCAGAGGGGCGAATCTTCTTTGCCAATGCATCCCATGCTGCATCTATTCCACCAAGGATTGGTTTTGTTATTACGTCCAAAATACCTTGGGGTTTGACAACTACAACTTCGCTACGCATATTACGCAACTGCATTGCAGCGACATCAGATGGCACAGGGATGTGGAACTCGCTTTGGATGCGAGCTACGACAGAAACATTTATGGTGGGGGCAACCGATGTGGCAACAGACAACTTGTTAAAAATTGACACGTACAAATACCCTAAATAATCGTTGGGATCTGCAATTGACAAAAATGACTTAGGATGTCGGAATGGAATTTCCAACTCAACTACGTCACCTTTAGCTGGGTCAATAAAAACATGCTGACATTGCGACTGGAGGACTCGTGAGTCCCAGATATACTGATTAGACGCTGAAACATGCAATGGAACAAAATATGCGATCAAACGACCTGCATGAAATCGACTTCCATTAACTTGGAATCGGATAGTTGCCTTTCCACGCCAGAAAGTAAACCTATCAAAAGGCTCTTTCTGAATTGCGGTCTTAAGCAAACCAAATGGAACTTGGTATGATTTGAGAATTGTATTCTCGGCATCTGTCACGGACCAAGGAAGGCTGTCAATCAATGCATTACGCTCTGTCATCATATTCAAGTCCCAGGGTGTGGTGTTCATGTGCGTGTGCGCTCTACCAGAGGCATCAACGTCGTCCCCTTTTGTGGCGGATTGTTTTTGGGTGTCTTTCGTTTCAAGCATTTCAATGCCAAACGTTCCAGATGATGATGCAGACATATTGTCCAAACCTTGAGGAACAACACCAATAGCATAGTATTTGCTGTACAGGCAGTCATAACTCTGAACAGTGGGATAGCATCGGTAAAGATCAAAATATGCATTATCGAGCTTCTTCCTCCATTCATTGTAGTATTGGCGGCCATACTGAAACACGGCTAGTGATGCTGACTCAATGTTCTGATCGAGTGCTTCTTTGCGCCTTAACGGGCCTTCGTCACATCGGATCCAATACAACATCTCCCGGATTGTCTCCTCACTGAGTAAAGCAGTGAAACGATTTAATCCCTCAACTTCCACCTTCCCTATTTTGCATTTCAAAAACGAGAGCTCAATGACAGGTTTGTAGGGTGTCAGAGCTTCTGATTTTGATGCATCTGTATACGTAACGCCAATGCTGGCCATTACTTCGGTGTAAGTGTTCTGATTAAAAAAGTCAATAGCTTCCGTGCTTACTGAAAATAGGTTGTCATCACCATAATTGGCTTCGACAACGTTCTTTCCAAAGATTGTGAAATCTCGCATGTGGGCTGGAGCCTTCTTGTACCAGACATAACGGCTGAACACGGCATTTTGTATACAGTTTGCAATAGTAGTCAAAGCATGGCCTGAGGGGTTTCCGCCATGTTTTTGATAGACAATATTGCCTGCCCTCACGATGGTATGTGAGGACTCTTCTGCCAAAGTTTGGTAGACATTGTGGAACGTTCGATCCGGTCCCATGGTGAAATCTTCAATTAGATCAAAGATTCTGTACCACACTTCCGAACTAAAG